ATCGTCTCTGAAATGCGCGAGGTGGGCGGCTATCGCGGTATGCCGGTGCCACTGGAGGCGCTGGAGGTTCGCGCAGGCGAGACGGTGGCGGCGGGAACGCCTGACCCGCTAACGACCCGGCCTATCGTGGATCGTCTCTTTGCCACGACCGTGGCCAGCCGCATGGGCGTACAGACGATCTCTATTCCTCAAGGCGCGACCGAATGGCCCGTGGCGACAAGCGGCGCAACGGCGGGCTGGACCGATGGCGAGACGGGCAACGTCGCGGGGCCGCAAGTCTTCGCCACAGTAGATAAGGCACTGTCGCCCGATCACAATTACGGCGTTCAGATGCGCGTCACCCGCAAGGCACTGAAACAGACCGGCGCGGGGCTGGAACAGGCGGTGCGTCGGGATATGAGCAACGCCATTCAGGTGGGGCTGGATCGTGCCGTCTTCCAAGGTTCAGGCGCGACTGGCGAACCGCTGGGCGTGATTGTCGGGGCAAGCACCTACGGCATCACGGAAACGGCGGTGGATGCGGCGGCGAGCTGGTCGGCCTTCCGTGCGGCGGTGGTGCGCTTCATGACGGCGCATACGGCCATGGGCGCGGGCAGTGTCCGGCTGATGATCCGGCCCGAAGTCTGGGCGGCGATGGATGCGGCGTTGATCTCTGGCACGGCGGTTTCCGAATGGGACCGGCTGGTCGCGCAGGTTGGCGCGGGCAATATCGTGCTGGCGACAAGCGCCCTCGATGCCCCGACCGGCTCCCCGGCGGCAAGCGATGCCCTGATGACGACCACGGCGGGCGGCTTGCCCCCGGCCTTCGTGGGGCTGTGGGGTGGCGTGGATATGATCCGCGACCCTTACAGCGATGCACAGTCTGGCGGGCTTCGCATCACCGGCATTCTGACGGCAGACGTGACCGTCGCGCGGGGCATTCAGTCCGAAGTGCTGACGGGCCTGCAATAATGCTGTTCGCTCCGATAGAGGGCGGGCTGGAACTGCGAAAGCAGGATGACGGCTCACACCGCCTTTCGGGGCGGTTTCCCTACAATTCGCTTGCCGTCTTGTCGGATGGCGGGCGGCGCGGGCGACCGAAGAAAGAGCGGTTCGCCTCGCGTGCCTTCGCCTATCGCGTTGACCGACCGGACGAGGAAATTCACCTCTTGGCCGGTCACAGCTTCGACCGTCCCCTTGCCAGCCGCGGCGCGGGAACGCTTGAACTGACCGACACAGACGACGCCCTGAGTTTCGCGGCCATTATCACGGCGGGCATCGCGGCAACCACCTATGGCGCCGATGTGCTGGCGATGGTCGCGGCGGGGCTGGCGGTCGGCCTGTCCCCCGGCTTTCGCATCCCGCCCGAAAGGGCCGTGCCACCGGACGAAGCGGAGACGGTAGAAGACGAGGGCAGCAACCCGGAGGAAGGCGAGCATAACGCGCTGATCCGCACGGTTCATCAAGCCTTGCTCTTTGAACTCTCCATCGTCACCCGCCCGGCCTATCCCGAATCGCAGGTGGAGGCGCGAAGCTGGCAACCTTCGGCAAATTTGCCAGTCCCTCGACCTCGGAGGGCTTACACATGGCGGTGATGATCTCCGAACTCGAAGGCGTCCCGGCCTCCTATCCCGCGACCGATGCCGTCACGGCACCGAACGGCACAGAGGCGAACGCGGCGGCGATCTGGCAGCGGATTGAAAGCTGGATTGCCTATCGCTGGCGGTCGCGGTCGGTCGTCTATGTGGTTGAGGGTCCGGGCGAGTGGTCGCCCCGCCTGACCCCCTTCACAGCTTCTACCGTCGAAATCTGGCAAGGCGATGCATGGGAAGCGACCACGCCCCGGCCTGCCCCTCTCGGCGGGTATGTCTTCGACGGCGACGGTCCCTATCGCGTCACCGGCACGGCAGGCGATGCCTCGACGCCCCCGGCTGATGTGCTGGAAGCCTACAGGCGGCTTGCCCGCTTCACGGTCGATCACGAGGATTCGGGCCTGTCTCCTGCAACCATGAACGTGAAGGACGGTGATTACGATGTGGGTGTCGTTCCCGGCTTTGCGGCGAAATCCCTTCAACTCAGCGGCGCGGCGGACCTGCTGCGTCGATACCGGAGGCTTGGCGCATGAAATGGCCATGGCAGAAATCGAAGATCGAAACCCGCGCGACCGGCTCAGGCTTCACGGCGGAAATCATGGCCGCGCGGGAAAGCTGGATATCCGGATCGCGAGGCATCGGCGAACTGACAGCGATTGTGCAGTCCTGCATATCGCTGTGGGAGGGCGGGCTATCGCTGGCTGATGTGACCGGCACCGATGCGCTCGACCGGCACACGCTGGCACTCTCCGCGCGGGCGCTGGCCTTGCGGGGCGAGGCGGTGTTTCTCATTGGTGATACCCGGCTGATCCCGTGCAGCGATTGGGATTTATCCACCCGCGACGGCGACCCCCGCGCCTATCGTGTGTCTATCTCCGAAGCGGGCGGCGGGCGCACGGTGAACGCGCTGGCGGGCGAGGTGCTGCACCTGCGCATCGGCTCCGACGTGGCCGCGCCATGGACGGGCGTTGCGCCGCTCCGGCGAGCCTCTATCACGGCGGCGATGCTGCACGCGATCGAGGACGCCTTGCGCGAGGTGTTCGAGCACGCCCCGCTCGGCTCTCAGGTGATCCCCTTCCCCGAAACACCGGGGCAGGACATGGAGAAGCTGGGCCGCGATTTCCGGGGCAGGCGCGGGCGGGTGATGCTGCGCGAATCGGTCAACGTCTCGGCGGCGGGCGGGCCAATGCCCCACACGGATTGGAAACCCCAGGACACGACGCCCGATCTGTCGCGCAGCGGGGCGACCGAAACCCTCGACCGGGCGCGGGCCGCGATCTCCATGGCGTTCGGCGTCCTGCCCGGCATGCACGCCGGGGCCGCGACCGGGCCGCTGATCCGCGAAGGGCAACGCCACCTCGCGCAATGGATGCTGCAACCCGTCGCCGCGATGATTGCCGAAGAAGCAACCGCCAAGCTGGGCGGGGCCGTCACCCTCGACGTGATGCGACCCCTGCAAGCCTTCGACGCGGGCGGGCGGGCGCGGGCGGTATCCGGCATCGTGCAGGCGCTCGCCACGGCAAAGGCGGGCGGCGTCGAACCATCCGAAATCGCCAAGGCCATGGAACTGGTCGACTGGCAATGAACCGGCAGGATGCGCCCGGCGACGAGCATAGCGCCAAAGCATCCCCGTCACTGGTGAGTGGGTAAACCGCCAGACCGCGCGGCCCGGTATCCTTTCCGGACGCGGCGCGGGACATCCCCAGACGTCTCAGGACATCCGGTGGACGAGGGACAAAAGGGACGGTGGATGGACGCCAGACGCCCCGAAAAACTGCGAAGGGACAAGAAGGACATGTCCCCCGTGTCCTTATGGACGGGAAGGACGAGGGACGGCTACGGCTTCGGCTTATCGCGCTGCTCGATACCCTCTAGCTTGTCCTCAGGAAGCTGGTCGTACATTTCCTGTATCCGCTTGGGCTGTGAAATCATGATCTCAGCAATGATGTTCACGAGATTGAAAAGCTGCGAAGCGGTGGCGCGGTCGTCCCTCAAGTCGATCTGTCCCGGATGCACGGCGTCGTTGCCTGTGACCCGCACAATGTCCAAGGCTTGCTGAACCTGAACGCTCAGACCTTTTTTCACAAGAGCCGCGATATCAGTGTTGATGTGTTTCCCCTTCTCGCCAAGCTGCACGCACATCTTCTGCACACACAGCCTGAGAAGTGCAGCGGCACCACGAGGGGATAGCTGAACAATCTTCGCGGCTTCGAGGAAATCTAATTTGATATCCTCAGATAAGTCTTCATTGGGTTCAAATTCATGGCTTATTTGAGGATGCACTAATGTACTATGAATCCAAAGGGAGATATTATTGCAACTAAAGCACTCAGAAATACTTAGATTAACAAGATAGCTCAAAGCTTGATGTGATCCGTACAATTCAGTTAAAAATATATCCCCGTTTCTTATGTCCTCCAGCTTTGGAATTCCTTTTTCAGGTATGTTATCAGCGCGTGTATTATACCATTTCTGATTTGCAAGTGCGCCACATCTGGGGCAGTTAAATGAATTTAAATGTATACTTGGCTCAACGTATCGCTTCATGCTCTCACCTACTCAAGTGGCCCGTTTCAGCCGAAACGCGCTGGTCACGTTCCAGAACGTTTTGAAACGCTCCGGGGTAATCGGGCCATTCCAGCGTTTCAGAACGTTTTGAAACATTCCAGAACGGCGTTTCAAAACGCTAGAACGCCCGGAAAACCGCCGTTTCAGCGTTTCAAAACGTTCTGGAATGCGTTTCAGCGTTTTGGAATGCACTTCAGCGTTCTGAAACACTGTCGATCATCGCCTTGCGCTGCAAGCCAAGCTGTTCACGCTTTTCATTGTAGATTGATTCCAGAATACTCATCGACTTACGGCTAAATGTTGATTTCTCGGCGCTTTCGGTAATTCTCACAACACCTTTGTTCAAGTCTCTCTCGTTTTGAGCATGTATGAATATGTGAATTACTTCCGCTGTTACTTCTTCCTCAACGTCTGGTTCTGGAAAGAAGAACTCCAAGGCCGCGACGATCTCCGCGTTCATGCTCCGGCCACTCTCTGCGGCGGCGTCCTTGATCCGTTCGCGCATCCCATCGGGTACGCGAAGCACAATTTTATCGCTCTCTCTGCCGACCATGGTCCACCGTGCTATCATTTGCATTGACAATCATACTGGCACGGTGCCAAATGCCAATACTGGCACCGTGGACCTACAAACAGGAGATGCTCAATGGAAGGAATGGCAGACTGGGACAAGATCAACCTACGTGTCCCGCCCGGAATTCGCACTGCAATGAAGATCGAAGCGGCGAAGAACCGGCGCTCGCTCAACGGCGAAATCGTTCACCAGCTCGAGAAGCTGTACGAACCGTATGCAGCGGAAATCGAGAAGACCCCCGAAACGGCGTAAGGGCCGCGTGTCTCTGGAAAAGCGACGCGACCCTTACTGTGAAACCATGAAAGGATTTCTAGAATGGAAATACCCCAAAACCCCGGAACCGTCAATCCGACCCGCCGCGCCCTGATCGCAGGTGCGGCTGCGCTGGCGACACCGGCACTTGCTCGGGAGGAAAGCGAAATCGCAACGCTGCATCGTCAACTCATAGGGCTGGAGCATCGTATCAGCGGTGTGGTCGATGACGATGAACTGGACAGCCTGTGCGACCGGCGGCGCGATCTGGAAGCGCGGATGCTTGCCATTCCCTCTCACACCATGTCGGACCTCGCGCGCAAGGTACACCTGATCCGTGACGATCTGGCAGACAGCTACAGCAAATGGATCATGCCGCTGGTAGACGAAATCGACCGGCTGGCGGCGTGAAAAAATCTGAGCGCGCGGTCGTTCCGGGTTGGTACTTTATACGCGATGGATTGAACGGGCGAGGACGGAATATGGCACGATAACAGAGATTGGTGACGGAAGTGGCGCAGATCTCGGGCATGAACTATTACACCGTTGAACGGCATTACCGGCACCTCTACGCG